AGGGTGCGGTGGCAGGCATAAAAAAGCGGTAGCCCTTGGTAAAGATATACACGGCCTATACAAAGAATTCAGCAGTTTCTATCAAGCGGCAGACACGGTACACCTAGCAAGCAGCAAGGCCAGAATTGCGTCAATAGGAAAGACGGATGCGCAGATCAGTTCTGAGGCTCTCCAGATTGCACTGGCGTCAAAGGCGCTGAGAGAGCATGAGAAGGAGCTGAAGGACATTCTCTTCTATAGTGGCAATGCTCCTGTCTGGGAAGAGATGATGGCAGAGCGCACCAGGATGATTAAAGAGCGCAACACGATGGAGAGAGAAGAGTCGGAAAGAAAGCACAAGGACAAGGAAGCGAAAGTGGCAATCATTATGAACACACTCTGGATTTCCGGCGCATCCGCTATCGTTGTGCCATTGGTGAGCATCACGTTTAACGTAATTATGAACAGGGGTTTCTGATGATTCCAATACTCGGTGCATTGCTAGGCACACTGGCTGAAAACGGGCTGACGCTGCTGTCCTCTGCTATTCAGGCCAAGGGCAAAGAAGTGGTTGAGAACACGCTCGGCGTGAAGATACCTGACAACCCTACCCCCGAAGACGTTGCCAAGTTGCGGCAGCTTCAGTATGAGCATGAAGAGCGCCTGATTGAGCTGGGCATCGAGAAGGCCAAGCTGGAAATGGCTGAACTGGAGCTGTACGCAAAAGCTGCACAGGCTGACGCCAACAACATCACAGACCGCTGGAAGGCTGATATGTCTTCCGACTCGTGGCTGTCAAAGAACATCCGGCCTATGTCGCTAATTGCCATCTTCTGCGGCTACTTCCTATTTGCCATGATGAGCGCGTACGGCTACAACGCAAATGAGTCCTATGTGACCCTGCTGGGTAATTGGGGAATGCTGATTATGGGTGCGTACTTTGGTGGCCGTACCGTAGAGAAGCTGGCCGAGATGCGGAGTGGAAAATGAGCATCTTTATCCCCGTACTCTACATTTGCATGAACGGGCACTGCGAGTTCTTTCAGCAGCACGCGTATTACACTGACCGGCAGAAATGCATCGAAGTTGTGGTGGCAAAGCAAGGGGAATTTGCCAAGATGGGCGCGGTAGTGGATTCCACTTGCATTGAGCTAGTTGTCCAAAAAAGGGGTTTGTATGAGTCTTAGTCGAGAACAAGCGGCTTTCCTGCTGGATTTCTGCAAGCTGGTGCAGTACGCCACAGAGCAGGGCTTTATGGTTACTGGCGGCGAGTTGGCGCGCACACCGGAGCAGCAGGCCATCTACTTCAAGACGGGCCGGTCAAAGACTATGAACAGCATCCACCTCAAGCGTTGCGCCGCCGACCTCAACTTCTTCAAGGATGGGAAGATCATCTGGGACAAGGTTATCCTGGCTCCGCTAGGCGCGTACTGGGAGAGCCTGCACCCGAAGAATCGCTGGGGTGGAAACTTTAAGTCTTTGGTGGACTGCCCACACTTTGAACGGAACGTATGAGCGACTACAGCGGCCAGATCACAACGCCAGCGCAGCCGAATATCGGCAACCCTGGCGAGGTGTATGACCGCCTGTATTTCAGCCAGACGTTCAGCAACATCGGAAACTACGCCAGCCGCGTCACAAACGCTTTGGCAGCGTTATTCGGACCGCGTGGAGGCAAGTACATAAACGCCCCGTATGGCGCGTTCCAGGACTCTACAGACCAGGTCGCGGCTAACACCACAACGGCCTACGCCATCACCTTTGACACCACCGACTTCAGCAACGGCGTGACATTGTCGAATTCGTCAAGACTCAATGTGTCTCAGGCTGGTTTGTACAACTTGCAATTCAGTATCCAATTCAAGAACACCACCAATGACGGCCAAGATGTGGATGTATGGTTTCGCAAGAACGGCACAAACATCGACAATTCAAACAGCAGATTTCATCTTCCAGCAAGAAAATCAGCAGGTGATCCATCTCACTTAATTGCTGCGCTGAATTTCTTTGTTAACTTAGCGGCCAATGACTATGTAGAGATCATGTGGAGAACAACAAGCACTAGCGTTAGCATTGAGCACTTTGCAGCCAGCACTTCACCCACAAGACCCGCAGTGCCATCAGTGATAGCCACACTTTCGTTTGTGTCCAATTTGTCTACAGAAACAGCATAATTCAGATATGGCACTCATCCCCTTAAAAATCCCACCAGGCGTCTATCGCAACGGCACTGAATATCAGTCTGCTGGTCGCTGGTACGACTCCAACCTGGTACGCTGGTTTGAGAATACCCTGCGACCCATTGGCGGGTGGCAGAAGCATTCCGCGTCGCAGATGACGGGTTTGTGCCGAGGTCTTATCACCTGGCGCGATAACGGTGGAGACCGCTGGATTGGTGCTGGTACGCACTCTAAGCTGTACGCTATGTCTGCTGCCGGAGTTTTGAAAGACATTACGCCCACAGGATTTACAGTAGGAAGTGCTAATTCCGTTATCAAGACTGGTTACGGCAATGCAGCCTATGGCTTGTACTCCTACGGCACTCAGCGCCCTGACACCGGCCTGGCTACACCAGCAACTACTTGGAGCCTAGACACTTGGGGCGAGTACCTAGTCGGGTGCAGCAGTGCGGATGGCAAGCTGTACGAGTGGCAATTAGGGTTTTCTACACCGACGCTTGCGGCTGCCATCACCAACGCACCCACAAGCTGCTCTGCTCTTCTGGTCACCAACGAGCGAATCATGTTTGCTCTTGGCGCATCAGGCAACCCGCGCCTGGTGAAGTGGTGCGACCAGGAGAACAATACCGTCTGGACGGCGGCAGCCACCAACCAGGCCGGTGACTTTGAGATTGCTACTGTTGGCGCTCTAAAGTGCGGCAAGCGCGTGCGTGGCGTAAACATTCTGTTTACTGACGTAGACGCGCACGTTGCTCAGTACATCGGCCTGCCCTATGTCTACAGTTTTGAAAAGGTTGGTAGCGGGTGCGGCGTCATCTCAGCGCAGGCTGTAGCGGCCATCGACACCTCCGCGATGTGGATGTCTAAGTCTGGATTCTGGTCCTACGACGGGTTCGTGAAGCCTATGGCGTGCGAAGTTGGTGACTACATCTTCAACAATATCAATATGTCCCAGGCGTCCAAGGTCTACGCCGTTCACAATTCTCAGTATGGTGAGGTAACCTGGTTCTACCCGTCACTGTCTTCAAATGAGAATGATTCTTATGTAACCTACAACTACCGTGAGGGAACTTGGTATTTTGGTCTAATGGCGCGTACCGCAGGAACTGATCGGGCGGTGTTCACAAACCCCTTGTTTGTCAGCACCGACGGGTACATCTACGACCACGAGATTGGCTACACCTACGACTCGGTGGCTCCCTACGCGCAGTCCGGCCCGATTGAGCTCGGGAACGGCGACAACGTCATGGCCGTGAGGTCGGTGATCCCAGACGAGCAGACGCTGGGCGAGGTCGCCATCTCATTCACGGCCAGGTTGTACCCGACATCGGCAGAGGTCAGCTACGGCCCGTTCAGCGCCAAGGCGCCAACCGACGCCAGGTTCTCCGGTCGGTCAGTCAAAATGAAGGTGACCGGAAATGTCCTGGAAGATTGGCGAGTCGGCGTGATGCGGCTGGAGGCTACATCGGCAGGGAAACGGTAATGGAGGATTTCTGGCGGCTGGCACAACACATCGAAGCGGCCTTAGAATACTCGGCAGGCACTCACACCCTTGAAGATGTTGCGCAGGGCGTGAAGGAAGAGCGGTTCCAGCTATGGCCAGGAACCAAAAGCGCAGTTATCACAGAGATCATTGTCTACCCGCGACTCAAGAATCTGCACTATTTTCTTGCTGGCGGCGACCTCGATGAACTCAAGCGGATGCGACCATACATCGAGTCTTGGGGCAGGCAGATTGGTTGCACGCGAGTTACCCTGGCTGGCCGTAAGGGCTGGGCAAGGACATTTTTAGCAGACGAGGGATATGCCCCTAAGTGGCATATTCTTAGCAAGGAGTTGTAGATGGCGACACGAAACCGTTACGCTGAGATCATGGCGCAGTACGCGCAGACGCAGCCGTTTTCGTTCTTTGGTTACCCGTCCACCTACTCAGGTGGCTATGACGTTCCGCAGCCTCAAGCGTACGCTGCACCCGCGAGCCGCTACGAAGAAATCATGGCGCAGCCAGCTATGGGTGGTGGTGGTCGCGGCACTCCAGAGGCTCCAAGCGCATGGTCGCAGATGACACCAGCAGAGCGAGGTGCTTACTATGCAGCTAATCCGACTGAGGGGAAGATTGCACTAGGACTGCAAGACCTGTTTGGTAACGTATCACTAATGGGACAAGCGGCTAAATATTTTGGTGGAGATGGTTGGTACGACAGCAGGCTTGAGAAGATGGGCTATGACCCAGAGGCATTTGCTTATGGACCACCAGACCCAAATTTCAGCAGCCAAGCAGCCGCAGCAGCGCGCAATGAGGCTTTGCAAGGTGCTATAGCAGCAGCAAATGCAGAAGGCGCTGGTCTTACAGCTAACCCTATGAGCCGAGATCCATCACAAGGTGGCGGTGGATTCGGTAGCGGAGATAGCGGAGGCTCATACGGGCCATCGTCTCAGGATGGTGGTGACGGCGGCAGCGGCTACGCCAAAGGCGGTCACGTCTCAATGCAGCGTTTGCAAGGCCCGAACCCAATGGGACCAGATGACGGCTACGCTGCTCTCAAGGATGGCGAGTACGTCATCAACGACAAGGCGGCAAAAAAATACGGTATCGAGTTGATGGAGGCCATTAACTCGGGCAAGATTTCAAAGGGCAAGCTGCGCGGCTTGCTCGAAATGTAAGGAGAAACGATATGTCTAAAGGCGGCGGCAGCACTACAGCAACCACATCCATTGACCCTGATCTGAAGGCGGCTTATCTCCGCAACGTCGGCCAGGCTCAGAGCGTAGCCGGAGCGTTGCCGGTACGGCAATTTGCCGGTTTCAATCCTCTGTACCAGGCCGGCGAGGAGCTAGTCACAAACGAGGCACTGACCCCGTTTACTGGCGAGTCCATCCAGCAGTTCATGAACCCCTACGAGAACGAGGTGGTGCAGCGTAGTCTTGCTGACGTAAGCGGCGCACTAGACACCCAGCGACTGCGAGACCGGCAGGCGGCTACCGCTGCACGCGCCTTTGGTGGATCTCGCCAGGGCGTGCAGGAGTCACTCACAAACGCAGCGGCCATCAAGCAGGCGGCTGACACCGCTGCGCAATTGCGTGCTGCGGGTTACGGCCAGGCGGCTGGTCTGGCTCAGTACGCCCGAGGCGCAAACATCTCTGGCGGCCAAGCGGTTATGGGCCTGGGCGGTGCGCGTCAGCAGTTGGAGC